CCGGCATACGGAGGACGAAGAGACGCGGCTCGACCTCGAGCGCCTCGCGGGGTCGCTCGTCTGACCCCACCCTTCGCGCGGCTTTCGGCCGGCTGGACGCTCGCGCGCTCGCCGGCCTTCGGCGTTAGGAGGTCCGAAATGAAGGGCGAGAAACGAGGTCGGGTCGCGACGCGGCTCTTTATCCGGTTCGAGATCGACCCGGAGGGGGCGGCGAAGTCCGTCCTCGACGCGATCCGTACCCATGAAGGAATGCTCCCGCGCGTCGCCGAGGCGCTCGGGATCGGGGAACGCACGCTCGACCGGCTCCTCGCGGATCGGCCCGAGCTCGGGAACGCGGCGAAGGCGGCGCGCGAGGCGGCGAAGGCGGCGAGGGACGCGAGCAAGCATGCGGCGAAAGCGGCCGCGAAGGGAGCGACGTCATGAACCACGGCGAGAACCGGCAGGGGGAGGCCTTCATCGTCGAGGTCTCCGTCGAGCTCGCGGCGAAGCTCGAGAGCCTCGACGGCCTCATCCCGCACGATCGCCGGTGCTGCATCGGCCATCGCGTCGTCGCGCACCTCGAGCGGCTCGTCGCTGACGCCGACCGGAAGGCGGGCGAAGTCTTCGACGACGCGGACCGTCCCCTCTCCTCGCTCTCGGTAAACGAGCTCGTCAACCTGCTCGGATGCGCCGACCCGCGCACGCGCCGCGAAGAGCTCGTCTCGGTGAAGGCCGCGGTCGTGCAGCACCAAAAGCTCCAGGCCGAGGCGACCTCCTCGCTCTCGGAGCTCGTCGCCGACCTCAAGCAAGTCCGCCAGGCGGCGCGCTTCGTCTTCGACTCGGCCGCCGAATTCGCGAGCTGGGCGAGCGAGACGGGGGCGGCGATCGCGAAGCTCGCAAGCGGTCCGACGAAGCTCCTCGTCATGGCCTGCTGGGTCGATCGCACGCTCGGGACCTACTCCCCGGTCGATCCTCCCGCGTCGATGCGGAAGGAGACGAATTGAGCTTCCTCTCGCGGTTCTTCTCGCGCCGGCGCCCGCCGTCGGTCGAGGAGCTCTTTTGCGCGCGGTGCGCGATGTGCGAAGCGTCCGAATGCGGCGTCCACATGACGATGCGGGAAGGCCTCGCGGAGTTCGGGGTCTGCCGAGGCTGTCCCTGCTCGCGGGGGAAGTGCGAGGCGTGCGGGCACGAGGGCGAGCATTGGATCCACTGCCCGCGCGTTCGCGCCGAGGAGACGGAGGGGGCGGCGTTCGTCGATCCGGACGCCCCAATCCGGGGAAGGTTCGCTCCGTGACCAAGCCGCCGCCCGGATGGTTCGCGACGCTTCCGCCCGAGGCAAAAGCGGCCTATCGCCTCGCCTGCCTCGAACGAGTCGCGAGCGCGGCCGCGGAAGTCTCGGAGGCGATCGGCTATCGCGATTGGAAACGAACGGCGTCGCGCGGTCGCGAGCTCGACGCCGCCCTTCGGGTTCTCGACGAAACGAAAGAAAAGCCATGAACGACGACGAACGCGAACGCCTTCGGGAGACGCTCGGGCTCTCCGGGCACGAGGACCCGGACGAGCTCCTCGAGCGGCTCGCGCCCTTGCTCCGGATGCCGGCGCCTTCGTGCCCGGTCGCCGGCCACCTCGCTCCGGTTCCGGCGCCGGAGTTCCCGGTATCGGAGCCGGAACATCGGCACGTCCGCATGGGCGGGCTGGAATTCTGCTTTCGCCTGCGCCGCGAGCGAGGGTGGGTCTTCGAGGGCGCCTTCCTCGCCGCCGTCGGTCACGTCGTCTCGGACCTGACCTGGCGCGAGAGCTTCCGAATCGCGCGCGCGGCGGTCCTCGGTCAGTTCGAGGGCGGCCGACCGTCGAAGCGCTGCCCCGAATGCGGGCAGGTCTTCGGCGTCGATCCCGCGGGCGCCGGCCCATGGGTCTGGACGTGCGGCCCGGAGCACGTCGCCCTTTCGCGGGACGGCCTCCAGACGACCTACGGACCGGGTTACCACACGACCCGGCAAGTCCCCGCCTCCGAGATGCGAGTCGAGCGCGCGCCGAAGGGGTGATAGCCTCCCGGGGCATGGAGAGCCGTTACGTCAACCCCGCTATCGGACGTCAGCCTATCGGCGAGCAGAACGACAAGCTGGAGGTGGACGCGACCGGCTCCGCGTTCGTAAACGCCGGCTATCGATGGGGCGTCGCGGTCGAAGCCTCGACGCCTCTCGTTCCCCCCTGCGATGCACTGAACCTCTCCGCCGGCGCGACCATCACCGTGCAGATGGCGGAAGAAACGGACTCCTCGACCACCGTTTCGCTGACCCTTCCCGCCGGGATCTCTCGCATCGGCGTCGTCCAGATCACCGACCTCGGCGGGGCGAGCATCGTCGCGCTTTACGTTCGCAAGCCCCCCAGCCAGGCGTGAGATAACCTCCGGCGTATGGCCGGAGAAAAACAGCGGCAGGCGCTCGTCAACGCACTCTTCGGAGGCGACGAGTCCCCGAAAGGGAAGGGGCACGAGCAACCGCCGCAGCTCCCTCCGTATCTCGTGCGAAAAGGCACGCATCGGATCGACGCGCGGATCCAGCGAGAGAATGCGGAGGACGAAGCGATCGCGAAGTCCGCTCTCGTCGCTCTCGACAAGTTCGGCTTCGGCGGCGTGGTCGGCGAGACCTCCGCCTACGACGGGCCGACGACGAACGCGCTCCCCTCGGCCGACGACGTCCACACGCTGTTCACGATGGCGGGCGCGCTCTTCCCGCCCTACGACCCCGAGGTGCTCTCGTCGCTCGTCGAGCACTCGAACTCGCTCCGCCCGAACATCGACGCTTACAAGACCAACATCCACGGTTTCGGGTATCGCCTCGACGCGGTCATCGACACGAAGGACCCGGAGGCCTCGAAGAAAGTCGGCGACGCCCTCTTCCTCGATCGGCTGTACGAGCAGGAATTGAAGGGCGAAGGGACCGTCGCGCCCTATCCGTCCGACGAGGAGATCGACGCGCGGACGAAGGAGATCGAATCGCTCGCGCGTTTCGAGCGCGCCCAGATCGAGCAATTCTTCGAGCACTGCGCCGGCGAGATCTCGTTCAAAGAACTTCGCCGCCGCACGTGCGAGGATCTCGAGGCGACCGGGAACGCCTACTGGGAGGTCGTGCGGAACGGCGCGGACAAGATCGCGGAGTTTCACCTGGTCCCTTCGTATTCGATGCGGCTGGCGCCCATCGAGCACGTCCTCCACCGCGTGAAAAACAAGCGGAAGGTGACGCCGTTCCGCTTCAACTCCGTCGAGGTCCGTCGGCGGTTCCGGCGGTACATCCAGGTGGTCCTCGACCGGATCGTCTACTTCAAGGAATTCGGCGACCCGCGGGTCATCTCGAAGCGGACCGGCCGCGTCTACCCGAACGTCGAGGAGCTCGTCCGCGACGCCGTGCACGACGGACCGGCGACCGAGATCATCCACTTCAAGGTCTATTCGCCTCGCTCCCCTTACGGCGTCCCGCGGTGGATCGGGAACCTGCTCTCCGTGCTCGGCTCGCGCGCCTCGGAGGAGGTGAATTACCTCTACTTCGACAACAAGGCCGTTCCTCCGCTCGCCCTTCTCGTCTCCGGAGGCAAGCTCGCGCAAGGCGCCTCGGAGAAGATCGAGAGCTACATCGCCGACAACATCCGAGGGAAAGAGAACTTCCACAAGATCCTCGTCGTCGAGGCAGAGCCCGCGGGCGGAGGTCCGGGCGGGAACATCCAGGTCGAGACGGGGCGCGTCCGAATCGAGCTCGTGCCTCTCCGCGATGCGCAGCAAGAGGACGCGCTCTTCCAGAACTACGACCAGGCGAACCAGGACAAGGTCGGGCAGGCCTTCCGAGTTCCTCGCCTCCTGCGCGGCGACACGAAGGACTTCAACCGTGCGACGGCGGACGCCGCGCTCCAGTTCGCGGAGACCCAGGTTTTCCAGGGCGAGCGCGAGATCTTCGACGACCTCATCAACCGCATGGTCTTCTCGGAGCTCCTCGTCCGGTTCTGGATCTTCCGCTCGAACTCTCCGGTCAACCGCGACCCGATCGACGCCTCGAAGATCCTCCAGATCCTCTGCCAGACCGGATCTCTCACGCCGAACGAGGCGCGCGAGCTCGCAAGCGACATCCTCAACAAGCCGCTCGCCCCGATCGACGCGGCGTGGGCGAACCAGCCGATGGTCATGACCCTCGCCGGCGTCGTCGCCGACGCGGCAGGAAACCCGAGCCTCCCGGCCGCGGCGCCCGCGAAGAGCGCCGAGGACGGCGAGGACGGCCCGATGGATTCAACCGAGACCCGACCTCCCGAGCTCGCGCCGGCGGGCCTCGACCACCAGCGCACGATCACGACGCTCGCGGGGCGAATCATGGCGCTCCGCGATTCGCTCAAGAAGGCAGGCGACGCGGAGTACCGCCGCGTGCTGAAGAAGGCGCACGAGGCCGAGTCGGTCATCACGCTCGAGGTCCCCTCGGCGACGTTCCGCTCGTGGGTGACCGTCGATGCTCCGGCCGCTGAGTAAGGACTGGCGTTACCTCGCGCGCGCGAGCGTCGCCGCGGAAGAGGTCTTCGAGCGGCTCCTCGAGCTCGAGAAAGCGAAGAGACCGGCGGGCGGGAAGTCGAACATCCTCTCCCGGCCGGGCTTCGAGTCGAACGTCCGGCGCATGGTGGGGAAGCTCTCGACCGCGACGGGCTCGGCGGATGCCGACGCGATCCGCCGGGCGGCGAAGATCCTCGACGCGAAGTGGGACAAGCTCTCGGCGGCGCAGCGGACGAAGGTGATCGCGGCCGCGGCCGAGGGGCTCGCGGAGGTCCCGAAGATCGTCGTCCCGAAGGTCGTCGGCGTACTCCAGGGCGAGCTCCCCGCGATCGTAGACGCGGCGAAGAAGGCGACCGGAACGAAGCACGGCTTCGCGGTCGCGGCCTCGCTCTCCGAGCAGGACGAGCGGATCGTGGACTTCGCGGCGAAGTCGCAAGGCTCGTACATCACCGACCAGTACGGAGTCCGCGCGACGCAATTCGAGCAGCGCGCGCGCGACATCGTCGCCGACGGACTCGAGGAAGGACTCGGGCGCGAGGAGATCTCGGAGCGATTGTCGACGGACGTCATCGGCTCCATGCTCGGGCGGGCCGAGAGCTACTGGGATCAGGTCGCGTCGATACACGTCTCCCGAGCGCGGAGCTACGGTCAGATGTCCTCCTACGCCGACGCCGGGATCGACGAATACGTCATCTCGGCGGCGCGAGACGAGGTCACGTGCGTCGTCTGCTACCTGATGAACGGGAAGACCTTCTCCGTCGGCTCCGCCATGCAGAGCTACGTGGACGTCGAGGAAAGCGACGATCCGTATGCGGTCGAGCGCGAACAGCCCTTCATCTCCGTCGGTCGAACGGACGAGGGCGATCGCTTCCTCTTCGCGCGCGTCGGCGACACGATCCATCACCTCGCGACCGTGCTCCGAGATCCGACGGGCGAGCGCGATTCCTCGGGAAGCTACGGCTCCGTCGCGAGCCGGTCGAAGTTCGAGGACGTCGGCTGTCAGCAGCCGCCCTTCCACGGCTCCTGCCGGTGTCTTACGGTTCCGGCATGACGTCGGCCCCGCGCTTCGATCAGCCCGACTGGTTCTCGTGGCACTCGGAGCGGTGGGGGGCGTGGTTCGCCGGCCTGCGCGGACGGCCCGGCGTGCGGGCGCTCGAGATCGGCAGCTTCGAGGGACGTAGCGCCCTGTGGCTCCTCGAGAACGTCCTCGACGGCCCGGGCTCCTGGCTCGAATGCGTGGACCCGTATTCGGACGAGGGCATGGACGCGGCGAAGACCGGGACCGCGGGCGATGCGGTTTACGCCCGCTTCCGGGAGAACGTCCTCGAGCGATTCCCGAACGTCCTCCACTTCCGGGAGACCTCGCTCAAGACCCTCGCGCGAAAGCTCGCCGCCGGCGATCGCGAGCGGTTCGACCTCGTGTACGTGGACGGCTCTCACCTCGCCGGCGACGTCCTCGCGGACGCCGTCCTCGC